ATTAAGTCCGCCTCTAGTCCTAAATGGATTAAAGTTAAATGCAAAGTTAGGGTTAGGTAGACTTGTTACATCAAATTCTCCCTCAAACACTGCATCTGCATTTGTTTCAACTGTTTTGTTGATGATATTATCAGCAGCAAATTTTGTATCCATCCACCAATCAGAAGATGGAGAAAGTTTCATTCTACCTTCACCTGATACCACTGCAAATGGGTTGACATTTTCTGTTCCACTAACTAATGTTTGTTTGATTACTTCTTGTTCTGTAAATGTCAGATAAATGTTATCACCTTTCTTAATTACATTACTTGATTTATCAGAATCGTAATATAGGTTTACATTTAAGTGAGCAACTTCAGGCCCCATAGTCTTGGTTGTAGCATAAATCGTAGAACGATTATTTAAGTCTTGAATATCTTTGAAAGCGTTGTCTTTGAAATTATCTGCAAGAATACCTGATTTGGTTCTTGCAATACCATCAGAATCAAGAACCAATAATGTATCGGATGCAATTTCTAATTGACTTAATGATACAGTTTCTCTTAAATTTTCTAGTTTCTCTTCTACACGAGATATATCTTTCATTGTGAAACGTTTGTGTTTATGAACTTTTAGTGCAAGGTCACTATACACACCTGAATCACCAATACCATATGCATTGTGTCTAATTTCAAAAAGGCAAAGTGTATTGAGTGGAGTCTCAGGCATTGGACGTTGGAATCCAACCTCGCCTGTTACTGTTACAAAATTACCATCTTGGTTCAGAACAATTTTTTCTGCACGAGGAACATAGTAGTCAATATCCCCTTGGAAGATATCACCACTTGTTGGTAGTTCGTTGATGACTGCACCTGACGCTGTAAAATCTAAACCTGAGTCAGGAGTAGACGGTCTGAAGTCAACCACATCTCTTAGGTTAAGATATTGTCTAGGAGCAGTTTCTACAGAAGGAATCTTAGAATAATCTTGTTGTCCGTCATATGAGTTTACTGCAAATACATCACCTGTTTGATGTGCAAAGTAATCAAACTTAACGAATACTGTTCCTGTAATAGAGGAATTATTGTTTCGAATAATTCTTGATGGGCCATAGTAGCCTGGTCTTTGACCGTTATCAAACGAGAAGTTACCTGAGATATCACGACCACTAGAGTTAGTTGCACGAATCTCTCTTATTTTGAAAACATCAGCTTTACCAAGATTTAAGAATGTCTCATTACCCACAGTCAATAACGTTCCTGTGATTGTTGCATTCTCTGTTTTCTGTTTTACTCGAATTGTCGGTGATGCTTTATTGACTTTTGCATAAACAGTAACCGCAGTTGAATTCGGAAGACCATTGATTGTTACAGAAGTTGTTCCTGACCCCGTAAATCCTGAAGGAGTTACTACCGCACCTGTGTCATCTCTTGTAACAATCCATTGTCCTGTGTTGACAAATGTCTCGCCCGTCACTGTCAAAGCGGCAAGTGCAAGTGAACCACTTGCGTTTGAAGTTCCTGTTACGATTCGTTGAACCTCAAAGTCAACATCTGAAATTGCACGAGGTCTACTTCTTGGTAATCTAAACAACAGTGAATTCTTTTGTGTATCTTTGATAACTGCTTTATTTGTTGAACCCTCAAGAACTGGATTTGCAAAATCATTTGCTCCTGTTCCTAATGATTTTACATCACGGAGAACTTGACCGCTGTTCATACGAATAGCAAACAGATAGACACGGAAATTACTTCCGTCTTCTTCGACATATCTGACTTTTGCTTTACCGATAGTAGAACCACCATAATCAACAGCACTTCTTAGATTTACGTCTGCAAGAGTATCGACAGGTAGTTTACCTTCTAGTGTTCCACAAATAAAGTATTGACCATAGTTGATACCCGCAACCTCATTCGAAAACTCTTGAGTTGTTCGTGGTTTGTTGAGTGTTATGGTTGTTGGGTCATTACGGTTTGCACGATAACCGTTGATGTATGCAGTTCCGCCACTAATTCTTGCTTTGATACCAGCGTCTTCACTATCTGTAGAGAAGTCAATGTCAAATGGTTTTACAAGGTAGTCACCACTCTCTTCGCTTGTTCTCGTTGCAAGAAGGTCATTAATTTTATTATATTCACCTGTTCCTTGAACGTTCTCGGTAATCTCTCCATCAACCACTGTTGCATAGTGAACAAAGTTTTCGTCACTTGTAACATCTGTTTTATTATGAAGAAGTAGACGAATACGATATCGGTCTGCGCCAGGCGATGAACGATTAGGTGTCGCACCTTGGTTATCATATAGTGCATCATCGTCATCAACTGTGACAATATCTTCGACAACAACAAATCCGACTTCTGCATCAGGGTTAGTTGTATACTTAGAAAGAATAATTGATTGTGGTTTTGCAAAGACGAAGTGTCCTCTAACAAAGAAATCACCACCACCATTACTGAATTGTGTTCCTCGACCAACAGCAGGGTTTGCTACTGAGTTGGTTTGTTGCACCGTAAGTGTTGTTGAACCGTCAGATAAATCTTCGTTTGCGTTGACTCGAATTGGAGTTGCACCCGCAGAACCCGAAGATGTATTTGTATATTGAACATAAAGTGTTGCGGGGTCTGAACCTTCCGCAGGCACGACTTCTAGAACTCTTACTTTGACACCACTGGTTTGTCCTGTGAATTCACTACCCACAACTGTAGTTGCAAAATCAGTTGGTAGAGAATTAACGGTGGTGTTGAGTTTGATAAACTCATATCTGTTATTGACAGAAGGGCCGCCTGGATTTACTGACGCACCATCTTTGAATATATTACGACCAAACCTACCAATCTCCTCTTGAATGATTGTCTGCAACTGCGTAAGTTCACGTGCTTGAAGCGCTCTACCACTATTGAAGAGTATACGATGATAGTTATCACTATCGATAAAGTCATCCTTGTATGTGGATGAAAAACTATTTTCTGTAAATGGTTTCGTCATAATTTATACCTTAAATTTGTATTACAATCTTAATATCTTCGGTCTGACCAGCATCACGTGTTACTGCGTCACGGTTTGCGACATATAATAGGTCACCTGTTTTTGAGTTAAACTCAGGTTCAATATATGGAGCAAAGGATGCATTAAGTGTTCCTGAACCATTACCATCGGTTTCAGTAATCGCCTCGCCAGAATCAAAGTTACCAAATCCTGTTTCTTCGGTTTGATGATACCATACATTAGATGAATCTACTCTATCTATCAATGCCTTTACCTGAGAAGTTGAACCAATGATTGTATTGTCAGCAGTAAATGACTGTGATACAGAACTAAATCTTAGTTGTTTCAGACCTTGACCTGTAGATTCAGTAAAGTCTGTTCCATTATCACTATCGATTTTAGGATTCTTTAATAGACCGACTTGTCTAAAGTCTTGGTCTACAATAAAGTCTCCACTTTCTGTTCCGTCAGGTTTTGTGTTGAACATGATAGAAGTTGCACGTAGGTCATCTCGTGGGTCAGCACCAAGACCAAGCGGAACTTGATTCTTAGTAAGAATTACACGACCTTTTGCGGGTTTAGTAAACGAACCACCACCTGATAGTGTGACTGTTGCTTCGGTATAGTTCTGACCTAACTTGAGTGTTCCACTTGAATCTACAAGTTCGAACTTAGTTACTTGACCACCATCGATAGATACAGCAACTTCTGCACCTGTTCCGTCACCCACGATTGTAGCAGTAGGATTAGATGTATAACCAGCACCACCTGAGTCAAGTGCAACACCTGTAATCTGTCCTACGATAGCTGCATTCTGCACAGCAAGTTGTTCTACGTCAGCAGCAGGTGAATCCGAGTCGGTTGCACCTTGTAGTTTAACTGGAATAAAGTTTGCAGAAATAAACTTGGTTGCATCCAAAGCAGAAACCGAGTATAGAAACTTCCAAATATAACCATCCGCAGTTTGGAAAGGTGTTCCTGTTGTGTTACCTGCTGGTTGACTTGTTGATGTGAGTGCGTTACCAGCTGCATTCTTTGCCTGTTGAACACAAAGATATACTTGGTTGTTGTCGTTCATAACATAGTATGGTTGAGTAGGATAACCAACTTGGGAGTCATCATATGCGGAATAGATACCACCTGACGCCCAGTTGTAACGAGGAACAACCATACGAATGTCCGTAATGTTTTTCGCAGATTGAACACCAAGACGGAAGTTTCTTTCTTCTCTACCTGAGTTATAAGCATCGGGTGCTACGTCTGAATCATTCCAATCTTCGGAACGACCTACGAGCGCATAATAATTATTATCTGAGTCATTAACGTCTGTCAGAATACTATCAATAACTTGTTTTTTGATTCTGTTTGTGATGATTGCTTTTGCCATTATTTTACCCTATTACACCAACCTAATTGGATTTGTATTCGCACTATCATATGCTTGTATTGAAGACAAGATTTGCCAATTACTACCTTGCCATACCAATGTCAATGCAGAACCCGTTTCCATTTGGAAGAATGAACCGTTAGAGTCTGCTCCTTGAATATTATTACTACCTGTAAGATTTACATTACCAGCACCTTTTGCGACAAAGTAATGAATCTCACCATCGATAACACCATCTCCAAGAGTCGGAACAATTGTCCCTGAGCCTGGAGTGAAAATAGTAAGTGGTTTGTTGAGGTCAACCGCAGTGGTTGTAGAAACTGTATCTATATTATACACCAATCTTGTGTTGATGTCAACAGCACCTGTCCCTTTACCAGCGAGGTCAAGTGAGATATTTGTATCACCACCAGCTGCCTCAACCTTTGCACCATTACCTGTTGTATTGTTAGAAACCTTGATGTGATTTACCGCAGATGCAACACGGTCAAACTCGATTAGTTCGTTACCCGCAGAGTCATCAATAAAACCACCGTTGGACTTACCACCCACAACAGGTGTAGTCAAAGTCGGCATTGTCAAAGTCTTATTTGTTAATGTCTGTGTGTGTTCGTTGAATGTGATTTCATCATTATCTGTCAATAGAGGTAATGTGATTGTTCTATCGGCAGTCAGTTCACTAACACCAAATACATATTGATGGTTTGCACTTGTGTCATTGATTTGAGGTGTTGTCAGAACAGGACTTGTCAATGTCTTATTCAACAAGGTATCTGTTGAAGAATCAAGGACAACATTACCAGTATAATTTGGTAGTAAAATTTTTCTGTCTATGGTTGGATTTACGACACCCAAGATAGTTTCGAATGCATCATCCACTGTTCCTTCAAACGAAAGACCACTATCAACAAACGAAATGCTTGAAGATATTACATCACTGTCTCCACCAATTGTTTGGTAGATTTCGATAAAGTTATCGTTTATCTTTTTCGCAGCTGCACGGAGGGTATCCCCATTTCCGTCATTTGCAACTGTTCCTCTGTTTATGTTTTGTCTTGCCATATTTTAATCCACATCCTAGTATCTATTTATAAGAGTTTATAACCAACTTGCACTATCAATTTGACTTCTATAGTAAATATCTGAGTCTCCAATCCATGCCTCATGTCTATCTTGGTCAAATGTCTCGAAACTAAAGTTATTTGACATGTCCATACCTTTCAATGTTCCGCCTGAACTATCTGTTGATAGGTCAGAATCATCGAATGTTGGTGACGATGCAAGTTGTGCCTCACGCAACGATGAGTATTGTTGGTCAATCGTTTCAATACTGAGGTCACCAAATCTCTTGATGTTCAGGTATGTATTAATTCTACTCAAAATACCATCCGAATCAACATAAGTATCGTCCACAAGACTTGTTACATCTGTGGTCATAAGACCACCCGCAAAGTCCACACCATCGAATCTCAACAATCCAAGGTCTGCTGTATTCTCGATAACAACAGGTGGTGGGTCTGCAGCTTTGGACGAATCCGCTTCCATCAAATCAGTAACCGAAGTTACCAACTGAATCTCTGCACCGACAAACATTCCTGCTGGGTGTGCAAACAACTTATAAGTGTCTTTCCACTCCGAGAATGCTTTTTCTGCCTTAATTTGAATCGCAAAGGTCTGATATAATTTATTGTCTGTCAGAAACCTTTGTGATTCTGTCCCAATTTGGGAGTTTCCTACTTTGAACACATTTTCTTTGGTATAGATGATTTCGGGGTCTATACCAAAAAAAGTTCTAAAAAATTGTTGTATGGAATATTTAGTTCCCTTTGAACGATACAAAATGTTTGAATATTTTGCAGCCGCTCTTTTGTCCTGAAACCCTTCGAAGTATGATTGTCCTAAGAGTAGTTCGTCTTCTATAAACGACAATAATTTCATATCAGTCTGAGTGATATCACGAGAACGATATAAGTCGTTCAGAAGTCGAGACGGTGATTGGTCACTATCTTCGAACTCATAATAATTATCTAACAGACTAATTAGTTTCGGGTATGACTCCCGAAAAAACTCAGGCAGAACTTCCTTGACCTTATAATCAGGAACATCAAGTTCTCTTCGATTAAGGTCTTGAAGAGTTATATCAAGACTTTTTGCCATTAGTTTGTAATTCCTGTATCAATATCAACAACACGAGTAAACGAAAGGTCTGCATCATATTCTAGGATATCTTGTCTCAACGGTGATATCGCACTTTCGTTAGCAGGTTTTGCACTCAATTTAATAATACTTCCCCCACCGATAATACCATCAACTTGTAGTCCTACAATTTCAACGGTATCGTTTGTATAAGAACCGACATTATCTACAATCACTATGTTGTCTTCCTGATTGTAGACTTCTAGTTTATTGGTATTCAGTTTGTTTCGTATGATACACGCTTTGTCTTTGAATGTAAATGCGGTTGATGTAATTCTATAATTGACATCATCTGTTCCCGCAATCGCAACAGGATAACGAAGTTTATAATCCTGAATCTTAGTCAAGGACGGAGTAAATCTTCTTTGCATGAAAATTTCTGCACGAGATGATAATACCGCAGGCGATACCGCATCGATATCTGTCAATAGATTTGAACGTCTAAACGATTGACTAAACTTACCTACTGTATCAGAAAAGTAAGTATCAATCGCAGCCTGAACATTATCCTGAATAGTATTACGGGACAGTGTGGTCAATCTTGGATTGAACTGAAAGAATACACGTGCTTCAATAAATGTCTTAACAGGGTCAGTAAATTTAAGTTCAAACGATGCAACCGATAATTGTTCTGCAAGGTCTTGAATCTCTTGTTTTTTAGTTGTAACTGTTGAAGCAGGAACATCGTCATTGAATAATACTGACATAAACACAACACCAAATTCAGGTTCTAATGCATCCTCACCCCCAAACGTTTTAATATCTTTAATAAGTGTAGAGAAGTTACGCAAAACCAGTGTTGAATAATCGGGGTGTGTTACCATTCTGTTTTGTGATGCATATTGGAAAGGTGCATTCTTACGAATAGATTCGGCAGTTTCTCTTTCACCGCCTCCTACTGCATTACCCTGTGTTGTTACTGTAACATCGTATCCTGTTCCATCAACAGTTACTTGTGTCTGAGGTGTAAATACTTTTGCGGTATTTGCTCCTGAACCATTAGATGCAAGATACGATACCACAACCTTAGAACCAGCTTCGGGTGCTCTACCAAGTGTTGTTCCGTTACCGAATGATAATTCAAAGAATCCATTCGGTGCTTCTTTGAGAATGTAAAGTGTTGATAATTCGTTAATTGTTGTGGCATTTAGAATATTTGTAAATGTAGAAAACGAAGTAGATGTTGGATTATCATAAACACGAACTACCGCAGTAGCAGTATCAAGATTCTCATCGGGAATAATATAAACCGCATTCTCAGTCCCTTGAGTAATCAAGAAGGTTTTAGTTTTTGCAGTCCCTTCGAATAGTGAGATGATGTTAGAATCGTTTGCAGTTTTGAATTCATAGAATCCATTTCCATCATCTGTTCCTGTAATATTTTCTTGAGTCTGAAAAACATAATCAATTTCATCTACAGTGGATGTAAATTTGAATCCACTCGGAATTTGAATCTGAGATGGTCTACCCGCTACACCAGCAAGAGACGTGGATAACTTTACTGTAGATACCGCAGAGGTTTTACTATCAGGAACATATCCGATACCTTCCGCAAGAGATACAATAGATGAACGAAGTTGTGCAGTAGAAATAAAAGATTCGTTCAGAGCAAAGTTTGCAATGAGTCCATTGAAGTGTGTGTTATATGCAAGAACATCAAGAATGTTTGAAAGTCCTGACGCTTCAAAATTATAATCTGCAAACTCATCCTTGTTCGCAAGGAAAGTCTTGAGATTATTCTTGATTGCGTCAAAGTCTAACGCAGTAGATTTAATTGTTGTTGTCTTCGCCATTCTGTTTCTCTTCTAGTTTTTTAATTCTTTCATCAAGTTGTTGATAATCCGTGAACTCACACAAGTCTTTTGCGGGATGTGCCCAGTTTTCAAGTTTTTCAATCCTTCGCAGTAATTCTGCATACTGATACTTGTCCACGTATTACCTCAACCTTGATAATGTCGTTGTAAACTGAACTACCTCATTTGTATTGACAACCTTGAACTCAATCGTAACATCGACAAAATTTCTATCAGGTTCTCCATTCACTTTTACATTAAGAACTCTTGCTCTTGGTTCATAACGTGCAATATTTGTTCTGATATTCTCACGAATTGTTTCGTCAAAGTCTTCGTCATAGTTCTCAAACAACTGAGATAAAATATCTCCACCAAATTCAGGTTGAAACGGTTTCTCAAGAAAGTTTGTCATGACAATAGTCTTTACCGCTTGCTTGACCGCAGACGCATCTGTTTTCTTAAATATCTCTCCACTATCTGCCTTAGCCTTGAAAACCAAATCGATATCTTTATATTCTTTTAATCGACTTGTTTTTACTGTAGCAGATTGAAGATTTGTATCTTCCTGTGCAAATGCTCTACGTAATGCCATTATTCTAAATCCTGTTTCTACTATTTATACGTTTATTTTAACTTTCGGGAAGTATTTCTACTAATTCACCATCACTTTGCATATTGTTATTGAACCAAGTTGATATGCCTCTCTTAAAGTTTGCTTCGAATGTTTCGCTTATCTTCGGCATCTCAAGTCCAATCTGTGCAGTCAATGTTCCGTCAGGATTATAAGTGTCGTAATCAAGATACATCTCATTGAAAGAAATATTGTCTTTCCAGTAAACCGCAACGTCAAATGTCTTTTCGAAATCAATATTACCATCACGGTCAATGACTTGATAGTAAATTAATTCACCGTCACGTTTTGCTTTGGTTTGTCCTGATACCTCTTCGGTTGGCCCACCACGATATAATCCTTCACTGACAATTACTCGAACATCATTGAAGTGTGTGGTATTACCATTGATACTATTCAATGCGAGAGCGTGCATGTAGAGATTACGTGCAATCTGTTTACGGTCTTCTTCAAAACGAATATGTCTAAAATTAGTGCGGTCACCATATGCACCAAGAAACTTTGCAATCGTTACGCCAGGCGCAAGTTTAGTTTGTGAGGTAACATTACTCACTAATTGTGGATTATAAATTGGGTCTACTAATATCAAACTCATCGTCTACTTTCCTTCGGAGTAAATCGTTTACCCCTGTTCTCAGTTGAATTACCAATTGGCGTAAATCCAAATCTTGGTGTTGGTTTACTTGAAGAGGTTCTTCCAATTGCTGGCGGAGTCTTTCTACGGAAGTCAGAATTAATAATTCCATCCGCAACCAACTTACCACCAATCAAATTCACATTGTCTTCGTTCTTAAATGCAGAACGAACTTCTTGTGTAGTTGGGGTTTTTGTAAAGATTCCTTGGTAATCATCTACTTTTTCTCGTGCATTCTTTGCTATATCATCGTGGTCAACCACAACTGTTCGTATCGCAAACTGACCCATCGATGTATATGCACCAATCAATGTTGGAATCGGAGGTGGCCCATCTGGCCCATGAATCTCTTGGTCATGCACAGTTTCAGGCGCACCACCCTTCTCGCCATGTTTAGAACCACTTGTAAGTGCTTCTCCATATGATTGACTGTGTGTAAGGTCTGCTTCTTCGGCATACTTGGACTTCTCGGCCTTCCATGCAAATCGTGAGAACATCGCTTCGGTTGCCTGTCCGTGGAATGAACCATAGAATGTCGCACCACTAGTAAATGGTTGTGGCCCATTGTGACCCATATAGGTCTGACCCGTAAAGTCTACTTTCTTACCGCCGATAGTTCCGTCATTACCCATGACCGATACAAAATCATTACCAACCAACGAAGATGTCTTGGATGTCACTGCATAAGAATTCTTTGCACTTGTGAACATATTTTCTTCGACTGCAATCTCGTTACTTCCTTGAACCCAATTCTTCTGATTACCTCTCACATATTTTGTTGATTTACCATAGATGAGTTCAAACTCTCGACCACCCACAACCTTTGCATTGTTTTTACGAATATCATAATTACTGTTACCAAGAACCGTATCCTTTGATGATAGGTCAACAAGGGTTCTACGATTACCATGAACATTCATATTGTAATCACCCCCGACATCGACATTATAGTCACCTGTAACCACAAGGTTAAGATTACCCTTGTATACTAAGTTACCATGACCTTCGATGATGGCAGTTTGGTCTCCGCCTGTTACTTCAATCTTGTTATTAGTAGAAGAGATGATGACCGAACCATCAGCCCGCATCTCAACACCCGCACCTTTTCGATGACGAATCAGAACACGTTCACCGCCAGGCGTATCATCCATCTCAATGGTATGACCACTCGGTGTTTCTTGAACTTGGTTGAACGGATATTCGGACGGTCTTTGTTCTGCAATATCAAGAGACAATCCAATGTCTCCACCCCCGATATAGAGTTCGTTGACCTGTGTCCCTCGTGCAGCCTTGTTTATCGAAGAACCGTAATTATAATCTTTCTTAGGATATTCACCTGTAGGGTCTTGCATTCCGTCAGCAGAAACGCCAAGAGTTTCTTCTAGTCCTGTCCCTAGTTTTTTTATACGGTCTTCGTAGTTATCTTGTTTTACTGTCATTGGTTATTCTTCCGAAACAATGCTGACACATAATCTTCTACATCGAAGTATGGGTCTAATTCATTTGCATCAATATCATTATGTCCATTTACTTTACCGCCTGGATATCTACGATAGAATGCAGTAAGAAACTTTTCTAGTGTGTTAAACTGTGTAATCGTAAATGATTGTGAAGACCTAAAGTTTGTTGGGTTTGGTTCACCACTCGAACAATTTAATCCACCAACAAGAATAACACCAATTGATTCTCGGTCAATCTTTGCATCGTTAGAGTGTTCACCCGCTTTATTTACGGGTCGTCCTCGTTGTAATCTACCGTCACGTCTTATCACATAATGATAAGCAATACCATCTAAATCTAATTCCTTGTTAATATTATTTATCTCTATTGCACCGATATTTTTATCTGTTGTGGTTTCGGTTGCATGAATGATTACCTGATTAAGATTTCTTTCAATTGAATTGATTTCTGATTCAAGTTCCTCTACCGAAGAGACATAGGTAAATGCATCAGACTTGGTTGTTCGTCCACTCCACTTCGAAGCATTCTCATCAATATTTGTGGATGGTGCAAAGAAATCTGCATCGATAACATTTGTTCCGCTTATTGTGGTATCAAGAGCAAGAATCTCGGTATCAGCATTTTTTATTTGTTCGATTGTTTCGTCAATATCTTCTTGTGGTATACCTTGTGCAAGTGCTTCGTTAGTTATCTTGTCCTGTAAATCTTGAGGGTTGTCTGCACTTGTTTTGGTAACAATGTCTTTCATTCTTTCGGATACATTTTCGTTCTTTGTGACAACAGTCTTGATAACTTCTGAACGGTCTCTAGATGTTCCTTTAATTTGACCCACAAGTCTTTTCTGAGTTTCGGTATCAAATTGGAAACCACCACCCGCAAGGTTATTTAATTTTGACCCCGCTTTGTTAGTTAAGGATTCGTTGATATCCTGAAGAATACCACCCGTAAGAGATAGACCCTTATCGAAAGTCCCATCAATACGGTCTGTAAAATCAGTAATTTCTGATACCAAACTATTGACAGATGTCGTAATATCTGTTACAGTGTCAATGAAACTATTTACTGTCGGAAACTTAGTCAGCGTTTGTTTTGCAGAACTGACCACAGAATTAAGTGCAGTGAGTCCACTCGCATTTGATACTTGACCCAACAAATCACCCTTACTGATATCTCCGCTCTTCAAAGACGGAACAGCAGTTACCGCTTGTGCAACCGTATTGTATGATTCCTTTGCAACATTTTGTGCAACATTTGCTAATTGAGTGACATCCGAAGCACTTCCTATATTTGAAACCGCAGTGTCGATATCAGACTTGAGTTGATTCTGTTTACTGATACCTTCCTGAACACCCGATACAATAGAGTTGATTCCACCACCGCCCGCTACTGCAAGACCCGAACCCTTTTGTGTGAGTTTACCTGTTGCAGTTCCAAGACCCGTCAGAGTATCAAGAATACTACTTAACGGTTGTGCAGAGTCACCCCCAAGTTTCTCCGCAGTAACACCAGCAGAAATTAGAGCAGCATCCGCATCCGAATCTCCATCAAGGTTTGCAAAGTTAAGAGAGAATGAACCTGGCCCATAATCTAGATTGGTGGTCGGGTCGGTCAGATTATCGAGACCGATATCATCTGTGACTTCACCGATACTTGTATTGAGAATAACATCTCCACTATCAAACTCTTCCTGAGATTCTACTCCACCCACAACTTGACCAGCATTCTGACCAATCTTGGTTGCCTGTTTGACATAGTTGTCTTCACGTGCAAGAACAGCGGCATCCTGATATGGGTCACCTTCTGCCTGTTCAATCGGAACACGTCTTGTTTCGGTAAAGGTAAATCCATCGGAATCAACACCTCTAGTAGTAATAGTAGTGAATTCTTGTTTGACTTTACCCGCACGTCTATTGACTGCCTTCAGACGAATGTTTACATCTTCTTTACTCATTATTCAATCCTGTCCTGAAGTCTACGTGCTTTGAGTTCTGATTGTTTTCTTAGACTTGCGTTTTCAAGATAATATCTTGTAAAGACATCTACAGAACTATTCTTACCTTCTATCTTATCTGTTTTCAACAATCGAATGTTTGCTCCGTTTTTCTCACCTCGTAATTCATATGCAATAAATGCCAGTTGTGTATAGAACTCTGTGAATTCTTGGTCAAACTCTTTTAGTCTTGCAAAACGGTCATTGTTCCAATTTGCAATTCCTTGAGATTGAACATTTATTCCTGTTCTCATACCACTCGCAAGACTCAACGAAGCTGCAATACCTAATGATTGTTTTAGTGTATATCCGATATTTAGAAAGAATCTTACAGTTGCTTTCTCTCTTGATTGTTTGACAAGGTTATTAATATTACCTGTCTCCGTATTTTGAACATCGACATCTTTTGGTGCAAGTGCTTTTGCAATTGCGGAGAATATACTATTTGGTTTTGTATCGTCTCCAACATCTTCTTGGATTTGGTCAATCTGAACAGACGATGGAAACTCAATGTGTGGTAACGAACCAAAAACAATCGGTGTCTGAGAATTTACACCATCCGCAAAAATACCAAATACCAACGCACTTGGTTGTAGTTGTGGGATTCTTCCTAATCCACTGACTCCACCTTCGGTAGTCGGTAGAATACATTGCGCCCACGGTAAATCATTCTGAGGAATATCTCTTGTGTCGGACGTGTGCAATCCATGAATTCTTACTTTGACTCTACCCTCAAACCCATAAGGCGGAGATGCGTCCACGACTGTTCCGATAAACCATCGTGTATTATCACCGTAAAATTCTGATAGAATAGGTTTCATCATCGTTCTCTCACCAATTTAACCAAGTTCATATTCACGGTATGTGATGTATTTTGGAATGTGTGTCGAATGTCGTAAATCAGAAAATCACCACTCTTTGATTTATCAAGAAGGTCATCTTCGCTTGACCTGTCGGTCACTTCTGTGTTATCATTGACTACTTTCAGACGAACAATATCACCCACAGCTGCCTTCGCAAGGAAGAATGCAGTTCCCGTCACCACTGCCTGAAACTGATTCTTAAATAGATGATTCTTTAACGCACGTCCTTCGAGTTTCTTAATGAAGAGATTTGGCTCGGTCTCATCGTGATAACTCTTACTTGTTCCGTATGTTCCGTTGGATGTCAAAGTATGATATTTCATTGCATCATAATCATCAAACAAAACGTCCTGAATTTTTAGATACGGGTCAAAGATATTTTGTTGTTCGATATCGATTACTTGTTCTTGTTGTAATTTATTCAAGGTCTTACGAAATGTGAAATGATTATTACTGATTTGACCTGTATTCAGATTTGTGTTCCCTAGATTTGCAGACACAGAACCCGCATCGATAAGTTTCAGAGTATTACCTGTGTTCTTTGAAATAATTTCCTTGATAATGAATCCCTGAGTTTCATCACCACCATCTTCTGCAATGGATACATTAGATGGATTATATGTGTA